AAGGAAGGTATGATAAAGACAAGTCTGGAAACCTTGCCAGAATAAAACCAGATTTAGTCAGGAAAGCCTTGATTAAAGCTCGTGAAGAAATCTCTAAATTATAAAGATGACAGATTCTAATCTTTCCCCAGAAAACAAAAAACTTAAAAATACTGGTATAAAAGATATACCAAGAATTTTAAGAGAGAAGTTATTTGAACAGTCTGGTGCTGTAATGTTTCCAGAACAAATTACTGAGGATGTTGTAAAGAAATCACAGAAGTCACAAGAACAGTTATTTGAAGCCAAAACAGAAGAAGACCGAAGATTTTTTAGAGCAGTGGGTGCTGGTGTTTTAGATATACCTAATGAAATAAAGAATATTGGTGATTGGGCTATGGGTAATCCATACGACCCTGATCAACTTATAAATTTAAAAGCTTTAGGTTTCGAAAAAGATGGTGATAAAGATGATGCGTTATACAACATAACTAAATTTGCTTCTGGTTTTTTATTACCTTATGGAGGTTTTAGTAAAGCTCTTACAAAAGGTGGTAAGGCAGTACAAGGTATAAAAGGTATAAAGGCAATTAAGAATGTTAAGTATGCAGATAAAGTAGCTACTGGTGCAAAGTGGTTTACAGCAGGTGCAGCAGCAGACTTTGTTGGTATTGATGCTTATGATGAAAACTTATTTAATTTTATGATGGGTGTTGAAAATCCCATAATTAATAACGGATTTGTAAAACCTTTCTTTGAATATTTAGCAGCACCTGAAAGACCAGGTGAAGGTGATCCATCTAACTTTGGTGAAGCAAAATTAAAGCAGTTATATTCCGGTGCAGTCTTTGGTGAAATGATTGGTGGAGGTTTTGTTGTTGGTACAAAATTAGCACCTAAAGCAGGTAGGGCTTTAGCCGAAGGAGCAGAAATAGCAGTAGATGCTGTTACTGGTGGACCTAAAATATTTAGTCAAAAGCAAATAATAGATGAAACTATAAAATTAGCTAAAGATATAAAAAACAATCCAAATAGAAAAAACTTTTTTCTTCGTAAAAAAAGAAGAATAGATAATGCAAAGCTAGTTGGTAGTGAAGAATTTTCTGATGAGTTCAAAGAAGTACTAGATAATGTTCCTGATTTAAATGAAACTGTTAGTGGTGCAACAACAATACCTAGTGGTACGAGACCAGCACCTAAAGTTGCAGATCAACCAGTAAAAATTGATTTACCTGATACTAGAGGTCAAGGTAAGTTTTATCATGGTGCGGCTAGTGAGGTAAATCTTGTAGAGGGTGGTGAATTTGGTAAAGCTGTTGAAAACTTATATGGAGATGGTTTTTACACAACAGATGATCTAGTTACTGGTGCTAAGTACCAAAAGAAAAACAGAGTGAAAGGTAAAAAACCTACTGGTGTTGTATATGAAGTAACGGAGAAACAACCTGTTAGATTTTTTGATTTAGATGCACCTGCAACACCAGAAAGAATAGATCAACTGCGTAAGATTTTTGATCTTGATGATTATGAAGCTGTTGATATTATTGACAGAGCTTTAGATGAAGCAGGTCCAAATGCAAGTATTGCAAAGATCTATGATGAAATTAAGTTGATTTCTAATGCTAATGATCTTAGTGCTAACACTACAGCAGACTTGTTCTCTTCTTTTACTGAAGGATTACAAAGAGAAGGTTTTGGAGGTCTTACACATCAAGGAGGAAAGAAGGCAGGCAGAGGAAAAAGATTACATCAGGTAAGAATATATTTTGATCCAGCTAATTCCTTAACAATAAATAAAGTTGATTTAGGTGGTTTTGGTGGTACAAAGCCACCAAGGAAACCCCCTGCTGGTAGTGGGGCAGGTGCTGACATACCTGATGATGGATTACCTTTACTGAAATCAAAACCAAACCCTAACGTCTGGGGTGTTGAAGGAGATCCAGATGTTTTAAAGATTACAAGTGATATGTGGGAAGCTACAGGTAAAGTTCTTAACAGAGTTACCATACCTGATGACTTTTCTGTAGAAGCTGCTTCTGCAATGGGTTATGACTATCTTCTACCTGCTGTAACAAAACTAGCCAAGTTAATAAGTCCTAATGCTCCTGAGAAACACATGAGGGTTTTATACCTTGGAGCCATAAAAGAGAACAAACGATTGGCTACAGAAATAAGTAAATCAATGACTTCTATAGAAGAAGCTTTTCTTCTTGGTCAAAAAGTACCTGATGAATTACTTACTAAATGGTCTGGTGATGTCATTGATCTCATACGTCTTACAGGTCCAGCAAAAACAATTAGTTCTGAAACAGCAGGTACTGTAAGAATAAATCAACTTATAGATGCAGAACCTAAGAACTTAGCTAAAACTTCAGTTGATGAAGAGGTAGGTACAAGACCTTTTGGTGCTCCTGGTGGTCAAACAATGACCGACAGAGTAAAACAAGAAAAGTTTAGACCTACAACAAAACAGTTAGTAGAAAAAGCAAAGAAAGAAATTACTGAAAAGAAAGCTGTACCAACAAAAGAAGAATTAATTGAAGGTCTTAAAGGTTATATAGAAGGTAATGATGTTGATGGTTTATTAGGTATTACAAGAAAAGTTCTTGCCATGCAAGGTGATGGTAAGAGATTAAGCAAACTTGTTGATGGAATGACTTTAAAAGATCGACTAGGCAGAGGTCTTCGTATTTCTAATGAAATATTTATAAATAGTCTTCTTACTGCACCAGAAACACACATTGTAAATATAGTCGGTTCATTGATGAATGTTGCTCTTGGTCCATTAGATCTTGCAGCAGGTTCTCCAATAATGGACACAGAGATGAAAGCTAGAGCAGTTAGGGAATTAGTTAAAATATTTACTTCTACTGGTGATAATTTAAAGGCAGCAGGTAAGGCTTTATGGCTTGATAAAAATATTCTTGATGAAAGAAGAATGTTTGGACAGGATCAATACGAAAGATATGCAATCAGAATGGCAGGTGATAACGCTTTTGCAAAAACAGTAAATGTATTTGGTCATGGATTTAGAATACCTGGTCGTTTTATGATGGCTGGTGACGAGTTTGTAAAACAAGCTGCTTTTCGTTCCCACCTATGGGGGGAGTTTTCTGAACAGGCAACTAAAAAAGGACTTACAGGTAAAAGTTGGAAAGTTTATGTAAATAGTAATTTTGATGAAGTGATTGATATTGTTAATAAACAAAGCATTAGAGAAGGAACAGATGAGTATATTCTTGATGCTTATACAAGAGCATTAGATTATGCAGCAGATAGAACCTTTACAGAGGAACTAGGAAAAGGTTTCTTTATGAGTGGGGTGGGTTCTAAAAGAACTAAGGAACTAGCTAATATTTTAAAATCATCACCACTTAAACCAGTAGTTCCATTTGTAACAACACCAATAAATATAGGTAAACACGTTCTTAGAAGAACACCAGCAACATCATTAATACCTGGTCTTTCTCCAACATTAGATGTTTTGGCTTCAATGCAATTGCCAGGATTGCCCCCAAAAGCAAATTATTCTCTTGGAAGAATACTTAAAGAACATAATGACAGACTAATGAGTGATGATCTTGCCACTGCTTACAGAGCTAATGGAGAAGCTACTGTCGGTGGTGCTATATGGGCTTACTTCATAGCGTTAGCTGCTGCTAGACAAGATCCAGAAGCTGAAATAGCTCTTATCGGTGGTGGTCATCATAATAGATGGTTAAGGGAAGGAGAAAGAAGAACTAATGAATTACCATACAGTTTTAGACTTTTACAAAAAGATGAACTTGGAGAAATCATAAGAGGTGACAGTGGATTACCAGACTATGAATATATAGATATTTTTTCTCGAATGGAACCTATCGGATCATTACTTATGATTGCTGGTGACATGGAATATTGTCGTGATTTTATGTCTGATGAAGATTATAACAATGCTGCTCAATGTCAAAGAGCATTACTGTCACGAAATTTAAATAACAAATATATGATTCAAAATATTGCTCAAATGTTTGATTTAACGAGTGATGTCAATGCTTTAAGAAGGTTTTATCAAATACCAGTTAATTATTTTACAAGTATTACTTTACCACCCGCTTCCATGCTGCGAAGTATTAAAAGAGCTAGAGGTGAAGAATGGTATGACGAAATGACACAAAGAATGTACAAAGGCAGATTTCCTAAACGTAAAACAAAATTAGCCAAGGGTGATTTACAACCACAAGTTGAAAGAAAAGCTGATAGGGGTCAATATTCAGAAACTGAAAACCTTGCAGGTTACGAATTTGAAGGCAACGATTTGGGTAGTTTAATGAATGAAAACAATCCATTTCAAGATTTAAATACCCTTGGTTTAATGGTTATGAGAAATTATCAAGATCAAATACCAGGTTTTAGTGCTGATCTTGCTCCTATAAAAAGCATGACTACAGGTAAATTAGCAGAATACCCAGAGGGATTATTTGGTATAAATTTTGGTAATCCATTTAAATACAGAAAAGAAGTTGATAATCCTCAAGATGAATACCTTAGAAGAATAAAATTTAAAATGATTCCTCCAAGTGATGTAATACCATTTGGTGAAAGAGGTTTTGTTGGTGTAAACTTAACCACCCCAGAATATAACGACCTTAAAAGACTTGTTTCTGACATCCCTTTAAATTTTAACGGTAAAAAGCCTGTAATTGATCTTAAAAATGGTATTAGATTTCCTGAGATACTATTACAGCTATCAAGGAAAAAACAAAACATAGAATTACTAAATGTTATTGAAAGTGATACCTCTGGTTCTATAGACGCACAAGCCACCCTTAAAAAGAAACAATTATTTCTTAAACAGCTACAAGCTGAAACTAGAAAATTTGCAAATGCATATAAAGAAGCAGCAGTTGAATATTACAGAGAAAATTTATTAGATAAAGATAAGAAGACTATGGCAGAAAATGAGCTTAGAAGAGGTACTAACGATATACTTAAAACATTGGAAGGCATTAATCCTAATTAATCATGGCTACTAACACTGCTGCATCTTTTACAAACCATACTGGTAATGGTACTGCTGGTCCTTTTAATATCTCCTTCTCATACTTAGCAGAATCTGAAGTTGATGTAACTGTTGGTGGTGTACTTAAAACCATAACCACTC